GTGGTATAATCGTATAGTAGCTAACTTAGCAGAAATACCTGACTTCATTTCGTATTATGAAAATGAGCTGGCAGATGCCAAACGAGATGTTCGTATTGGCGGATATGTTGAGTCCAACATCAAAGAGCTGCCGGGTGTTACTGAACATCGTTTTAATCAACTACAGGAAATCGAAGCAGTACTTAATTTTTTACACATACAATTGCGTAAAATTCGTCGCAGACATTTTCAAAAATACCTAGAAGGGTATGCCCGTGCCTTGACCAGTAGAGATGCTGAAAAATATGTGGATGGCGAAGATGAAGTCATTGACTTTGAAACCATCATTAACGAAGTAGCACTACTACGCAACAAGTGGCTGGGCATCATGAAAGGCTTAGAAAGCAAGCAATGGATGTCAGGACACATTGTTAAATTAAGAACAGCAGGTATGGAAGACGTACAGGTATGACACAATTTAGTAGTCCTGAACTCAGTCATCAACACAGCCTCGAAACTCTCAACTGCTTGTACGAGTACGATGACTTTATGCAAAGTATTACCACGGTCATTGACATGGGCTGCGGAGCTGGCCACGACCTAGAATGGTGGGCTACAAGAACCACTAGAGATGAGTCTGCTAGACCACTCAACATCAGATGTGTGGGTGTGGATCACGCTGAAGATTTAGGCATGACTCGCAAGTACAAGAACATACGCTACATTTCTAAAGATTTTGAGCAGCCGTTTCCGCCGCAGAAGAAAAAGTATGATGTGGTGTGGTGCCACGATGCTTTTCAGTATGCAATCAATCCTGTGGCCACATTGTCAAACTGGTGGTCTGCTATGAGCGACGGTGGTATGCTGACTGTCATTGTACCGCAGTCTACCAATCTTGAATTCAACGTACAGGCCTACGATCAATACGACTACTGTTATTACAACTGGACCATGATCAGCCTAATACACTGTCTTGCTGTGGCAGGATTTGATTGCGGTAGTGGATTCTTTAAGAAAAAACCCACAGACGCTTGGCTACATGCTGTGGTATACAAAAGCGCACACAAACCAATGGATCCAAGATCCACCACATGGTATCGACTGAGCGAGCTGGATCTATTACCTGAGTCTGCTATGCGTTCTATTCAGCGTCACGGATATCCAAGACAAAGAGATTTGCTATTGCCTTGGCTTGATAAAAGTTTAATGTCAATGGCACAACACTAGGAACAAGCAGTGTACGAACACTTGGGCTGGCACTTTCCTGATTTTGATCGACATTTTGCTCGTACTGTATCGCAATGGCCCGGCACTGACTATCAACAGGCCACTATTGATCAAGCTGTACAGCATGCAAAAGGATTTGGCTGTGCCGTTGATGTAGGTGGCAACATCGGCCTACACACAGTTAGATTTGCACAAAAATTTCAACAGGTGCATTCGTTTGAACCCACTGCCATCAACTTTGAATGTCTACAAAAGAACACTGAATCCCTTGCTAATGTCACACTGCATCGTTGCGGGCTAGGCAACGAAGAAACTGTGCTGTCGATCAAGTTACCGCGGGATTCCAACAACTGCGGTAACTTTTCTCTAGTTGATTTTGATGTTGATGCTGACACAGTAGAAGAATCCATTTCCATAGTGACTTTAGATTCGTTAAATCTTGTCCCAGACTTGATCAAGATAGATGTACAGGGATTTGATTATAATGTGTTATTGGGAGCTGCTGACACTATTGCACAGCATCGACCAGTGATCATCATAGAGTCTGAAACTAAAAAATCAAGAAACACCATTGGCGAATTCTTAACTGTGCGTGGCTATTCAGTGGCAGCTAAAATCCGCCATGATCAAATTTGGGTGTATTCTGAAACAATCTAGTAATGGGTTGCCCTGTGGCTAATTCTGCACAGGTCCACTCTGTGTGAGACAAGTTAATCAGCCACTCGCTGCGATCCGGCCTTGCAGGCGATTCAATCTGGCTCCAATCTAAGTTGGCCACTGGTGCAGCCAAACTTGTAGGACCCACAAAAGCAGGAACTCCTGACACGACAGCCTGACTGCCGGGGCCACTGTTCCAATTTACCACAGCCCAGGCATTATTAAGCACACGATCAAAATCAAAATCGTCGTAAGTGTTGGGCATGTGCAAGGGCTTGTCTATAATACAACCTGGTAATACCACAACTTCCTGCCTGGGATGACTGCGTATCACTATGGGTCTTTGTGTGTGTTCACGAAGATGATCAACTGTTTGTTTTAACCAAGTGTCAACAGCAGGTTGCCCTGCCCATTGCTCACTGTCATGCCGCTGTAAGGCAATCACAATGTCCTCGCCAGACTCGCGCCACGGCTTCGACCCCAAGTTTAGTTTTTGTGGTCTTTGTAGATCTATGCCGTGTCCGTAAAAGGCCGCAGATCCTGTGCCGTTGATGCCCATCTTCCAGGTTTGCCCGCGTTGCAACATACCAACTTCCAGCACAATCACTGGACGGCCACTACTGCGAAACGCAGACCATACAGCGTGATTCTGTTGCATACGACCAGACCATAGCACACTCCAGATAACAGCAACATCTGCAGACATGTCGTGACTGCTGTGAGCTAACCCCAACTGATCAAGCCCTTGCTGAAATGCAGCAAACACTGGCTGACTGTTTAGGGCACCAAACTTATTAAATAGACCGAATCGCATGAGATTAAATACCTGAGACAGTATTTAAGGACATTTATGACACGCAAATTTTCTGTAGTAACAACATTTCATCAAGCCGGATACGACAAGTATGGCAGCAGAATGATTGATACATTTTTGGCAAATTGGCCTCAAGAAGTACATCTGTATGTGTATGCAGAGGATTGCACTGTGACACAAACAGCACCAAATCTCACAGTGTATGATTTCCACAGTCGTGTTCCGGCCCTAGTGGCATTTAAAGATCGCTACCGAGACGATCCACGTGCCAATGGCCGACTACCAATGGGACCTGTTGATGCCAAGGGCAAGCAACGTGGTATTGGATTCAAATGGGACGCAGTTCGGTTTAGTCATAAAATTTATGCTGTATGTGATGCTGCTCGGACCACAGTGGATACTGTGTTTTGGATGGATGCCGACATGGTATGCCACAGCCCCATTACACTGGCGACTTTAGATCGTCTGATGCCCCCGACTGCTGACATTGCTTACCTGGGACGAAAAGGAAAATACACCGAGTGCGGCTTATGGGCTATCGACATGAGCAAAAGTTCTAACATGTTGTTTGTGTCGTGGATGCAAGAAGCTTATGACCAAGCTGAAACAGGCGTGTTTGCCATGAAAGAGTTTCACGATTGTTGGGTATTTGATCGCACAAGAGAACGATTACAGGCTCAAGTACCTGCGTGGCAACAACTGGATTGGTCTGCACATTTGGTCATGGGGGAAGGACATCCGTTGATCAATACCGAATGGGGTGCATACTTGGATCATCTCAAAGGTAATCGCAAAGACTCAGGTCGTAGCAAAAGCAAGGATCTTGTAGTTAATCGCACAGAAGGATATTGGAAGTGAAATCTTTTATTATCCACCTATCCAAAATTGCCAGCAGTTTAGAATCTGCTGTTAAAACGCAACAGGATCTTGCTGCCATTGGTATAACTGCAGACTTGTTCGAAGGCACTTACGGCAACGAAGCTGAGAAAATTTTTGCCGAAGAAGGCAGAACTGTACATCCTATTGATTTCAAAGGAAATGCCACTGATGAACGAGATGCCAACAAGGCTCGACGCCCTGGCGTAATGGGTTGTTTTTACAGTCATTACAGATTATGGAAAAAATGTGCAGAGCTGGGAGAAACTATCTGTGTGTTCGAAGATGATGTAAAAGTACTTAGGCCATTGGTGCCAGTGGAGTTTGTAGATATTTTAGTGATTGCCATGGGCGCCAGGAAAAACGAAAAGTACCTACACTACATATACGATCCCGCAGGAGAATGTCATGCTGCTGAGTATATTCACAGATCAATGCCGGGTACTGTGGGTTATATGATCACGCCCGATGCGGCTAAAAAATTATTGAGTAACTACAAAAAAACTTTCTTATCATCAGACAATGCCATTAATAAAGGAGTAGTCACGATACAAATACACAGCCATATTATGGGGGCTGCTAATCTTGACAAGCAAAGTCTTACTGCCAGCAAAAAGTTTTGGGAACGATATAGGAATAGGAACCAATGAAAACATATTTCATAAAAGAAGGCTATCAACACAGGCTGGACAACAAGTACTTCGACGACACAGAGAACACTGACAAATGGCAACGGGAAGTTTATACTTTTGCTAGAGACACGGCTGTAAAAAACAACTTTACAAAAGTCATGGATATTGGCACAGGTTCAGCTTACAAGTTGTTAGACAATTTTCGAGACTTTGATACTGTCGGCATTGATGTGCCTAAAACAGTTGCTTGGCTGCGGGAAACATATCCTGACAGAAAGTGGATAGATCAATTTGATCCTGTGCTGGGTTACGATCTTGTTATAGCATCTGATGTAATCGAACACATTCCAGATCCTGACGAACTGTTGGATTTAATAGAACAGTCTGCTCCTCGATTAATAGTGCTGAGCACACCTGATCGAGACCTGTTGGGCAGAACACCCGATGGACCTCCTAAGAATCGCGCACATGTGAGGGAATGGACCCAGCCCGAGTTCCGCAACTACATAAGTTCTAGATTTGAAGTCATAGAACATTTTGTATCAAACCGAAAGCAGTCAACTCAAACCATGTTGGCTCGTTTAAAGTCTAAGTAAAATGGTATTGAAATTCGGGGTCGTAAGATACCACAGGACCCAGGTACTGTTCTAATAGATCCAAGGCTGTGCCCGAATGCCACTCGTCTCTGGTGTACTGGCACCACGCTATGTGCTCGTGCCACGCTGCTCGTAACGCAGGTTCTGTGGGGTCGGTCCAATCTTCTAATGTGTTACGGCCTGCTGCCCACGTGGGACAAGGTTCTGTGCTGATGACTTTTTTGCCGTACCAAAAAGCTTCGCAAGTGATGGCCGAACTTTGACTTACCACCAGATCTGCCCAGTCTAAATCTTCCCACAAGGTAGAATATCTGTTGTAAGCCCGACCAGGTTTTATTCGTATCTTGATACGAGCCCTAGGAAACCGAGCAGACATGTCATCAGCCCACTCGTCTGATGTCTGCTGACTCCACACTCTAGTGGTTATTTTGCTGGGTGCTATCAATACATTCTTGATTTTTTTTACCCGCCAGGCGTGCCGTGGCAGATTCATCTGTGGCCAACGAGAATACGGAACAGACTTTAATACAGTGTTGGCCCAACTGTTGACACTGGCACGATAAAACATTCTTTTCTTATACAAGTGATTGCCAAGATATCCTCGCCCAATATAAACAGCCGGCTGCTGATGGTTTAACCAAGCGGGCACATGTTCGCGTGTAAGATCGGCATAGCAAAACACAGGAATATCAGCAGCGGCCGTCTGCCAATCATTGCAGACAGTCATACCAGTTCTTGTTAACAGCCAATTATCAACCCATTCCTGTATGAATGCATCGTCTTGGTAATCAGAAGCCAATAGTTGCAACTGCTTCATTTCTTTGCCCAGGCCCTCATGTGTGCCCAGCAACGGCCGGACGTTAAATCTGCGTGGCTCCAGTGAAACTGACTTATACGCTGTAGCCAAGCTGTGCGATCTGGCATGACAGGATTTTCTATCTGACTCAAATCTGTGCCGGCAATATCTCTACACTGGCTTCGTTCTGGATCTGTAACAAAAACAGGAATGCCTTCTATGGCAGCACCTACAGTTGGACTTGAGTTGTGTGCTACTGCTGCCCAGCAATGTTTTAGATTCCGTACCAACGGATCAACTGAATTGCTAACAGTGACGTTTTTTAACTGATTATTTGCAGAAAACTGTTTCATATATTCCGCAGCACGTTTGTCACCCGGATGTGGCCGTATCACAATAGGACGATCAGTATGCTGTCGCAACTGTGCAATAGTGCTAGTGGCCCAGTCCACTACGCTAACATTGCCCATACTCCACCCACCATTTCTCTGAAGGCACACCAAAATGTGATTGCCAGTACCGCGCCAGGCCCTGACATGAATGCCCATTTCTTGCTGTATAGTTGTCCATCTTGTAGGATCTGGATTGTGGTCACAGTATTCTCCTGTATTGGGAAAAATGCCATCGTAGCTGTATCTTAGATAATGATGCGGATTCTTTGTGTCGTGATATAAAAATAGATTGCTATCGGCAATCACAGTCCGACCGCCGTGTTGACGTTGTTGATCTATGATGTGCTGTCTAAACTTCAGATGCGGAGCCTTCTTGCCATTCTCGTGTACCCAGCCCAGCATAACAGCAACATCAGCAGGCTCGTATTGCAGGGCAGTGGATACATTTCCCACAGCGCCTGCTGCTGACACACCATCAGCATAGTTTTGTAAAGTCAAAAACTTTTCACTTGTGTTGTGTTGACCTTGCAGCATTTTGGCAGGTAGTGTTGCTAGATAACTAACGACTTTCATTTAATGCTTTCTATCACTGGTAACAGATGCTGCCAAGCAGTACCATCACGCATTTCCGCCTGCGACCACTGGCAACCAGAGAGCTTTTTTAACCAGGCTGATACTTTGTCATCACTGACCATTTTTACTGCATCTATTTCTCCCACACTGTGACTGCTGATGCTCCAAGCAAAGTTTCCAGGATCATAAGCAATAGTGGGAATTCCTGCTACGATACTGTCTATGGCCAATCCACTGGTATAAGTCACAGTACAGTAGGCATTCCGTAAATCGTCTGACCAAGGAACTTCTGCCCCGTCACTGAATCTGATATTCTGTACACCAGCCAACAACAATTTTCTTGCCAGCTCTTCATGGTCAGCAAATGCTCGTTGAGAACTCAGGGGATGGTTGCGTACCACAACAAAACGACCGGTATTTTGTCTTATGTCCAATATGGTACGCAGTGCCCAGTCGTTAATGTCAGCACCGCGTAAGCTGGCATCGCCTGGCAGCTGAAGTGCAACCAATATGTGTCCGTCGGGATTATTACGCCATCCTGCCCATTGTACATCTAACATTTCCAAGCGTTTTTTTGCGTCGTTGCTGTGTAATTCTGGCCAATGGGCATCCTGACTCAAAAACCCGTTGACACCGACCCTCCAATAAGAATTTTCTCTGTTGGTCACCCGATTCAACAAAGGAGTTTCGATGCACACAAACCGGCGAGCATTCATTGCCACACTGGTTCTAGTTTGATGTGTGCCTTTTTCTCTGGGTTTCCAAGAACCAAAAAACACAGCAACGTCGCACTCTTTGTAAGATTCGGCATACTCGTAGGTAATTTGATTACGATCAAAATTAAAATCGGCCCACCTTCCGATCCTAACAACTTGATCAAATTTTTCTTCATCGGTGGAATTTTCGCCAATCCAGGATTCTATTCCCTTGGCAAAGTCTTTAAGTATTTCTCGTTCTTGCATGTTACCGGCCGATGCCATGAAAATCTTAATGTGCATTTAGTATCCTATAAGCTGTGCCATCTCTGAGTTCTTTTACATGAAATTGCCCATAGGCCAAGTGGCAAGCCCATGCGTATAATTTATCTGTGTCTGCCCAGTAAGGAGATTCTATTTGGCTAAGATCCTGGCTGGCTACTGGATTAGCAGCATTGGCAGGAGCAAGTGTAAAAACAGGTACTCCTAACATGACACTTTCTGTAGCAGCATTGGAGTTGAATGTTACAAGAGCATGTACATCATCCACTAACACTCGAGTCAAGGGATCCGTAGCAATACGATCTATTCTATTGGCTGCTCGTTGCCGCACTACAACGGGACGATCGGTGTGTTGTTTTATTGTGCTGACAGTTTCTTCAGTCCAGGCCTCAAGATCTATGCCGTAAAATTTACAAGGTTTTGTATCTGGTACAGCAACAACGATTTTACGGCCATATCGTCGTGGCTGTAGTGTGATACCCATACGCTGCCATCTATCTCCAGGGCGATCGACAATCTCGCCGTGCTGCAAATTGTTCTTGACTATGCGGTGCCATACCTTCCAACCTTGCGGATTTTGAGGATTGGGATTATTGCCAAAGTAACCTGAATCCATGTAATAGAAATCTCTACCGTCTGCCCAACATTGTTTCATTAACTTGTGCTTGAGTATACCTCGTATGACTATGGGATCGCGTGATGCTGCATAATCAAAATCAGCAACAGGGACACCGCCACTTCCTTTTGCAAACATGTTGACATACTCATCTTCGCCGTTTTTGCTGTAGTAGATCCAAGTCATCGGGTTACTACAAGACTACACTGCTGATGACCGCTGCGTAGCAATGGTCTAAATGCACGATTGTATTCAGCTAACCACTCGCCTAGAGCACGATACTCGCCATCGGCCCATAAGTCATATTCTGCTAACCCTGACCACGGATACATTTCATCAAACACTATCACTGTGCCAGGTACAATTCGGTCGTTCAGCAAAGTTAGTACATCTCGTGTGCTGCTGTATAAGTCGCAGTCCACGTGCAAGAAACTGATGTTGCCAGGGTTGGCTGCTTTCCAAGGTGGAATACTATCTGAGAACCATCCTGGCACCAGCTTAACGTTGGCAGCAAATGTAGGTTGTACTGGTTCTAACCGCATGTCAAATTTGCCAGCAGGATGTGTTTTACCTTCGTCGCCGCTGCGTATGTACCAAGGCTCAGGCAAGCCTACAAAGCTGTCGAATCCCCATACAGTTTGGTTTTGAAAATGTTCAGCAATGTGTGCCATGGTCTTGCCACGATACACACCAAACTCCATCACAAGTCCTGTGAGTTCTGCTGCCGGTAAAGCCTGTAGCAAATGACGCTTGCGATCAATGCCTTTGCTTTTAAACACTCCTCCAACAAGGGGTGCTGAGTGAAAGCAATCTATACTATAGTTTGTTGCGTCAATCATCATTGGTCAGCCCGTTGTAAGCAATAGTCAGTTAAGGCACGTTCACGATGCCATTCTTCGCCCTGCGGAGTATCGTGGAATTCTGTGAAGCAGGGTGTGCCTAAGGTATAGTGCAGGAGTTTGGCCTCGAGGTTAGCACCAAACTCATCAGGCAACCAATTCCATTCAATGGGCAATTCACCAATACGTTCGTCCTGAATCCAAGAGAATCTGTGTAATTCAGCACCTGTGGCTTTTTCAATAAACTTTGGCGTCAATCGTTTATTGGCAGGATTCTGGCAGTTCCACAAGATCACGCTGGACCAATTTTTACGAGGATAATCTTCG